GGGTGGATCCTATAAGCACGAAATGACAATAGACGAGCACGCTTCCCTCGTTGATAACTTGCTAGACTTGAGGGGCAACGCTATGCTCTCCTGTTATTGGCATAAGGTCTATCAACCCCTACTGGACGCGGGTTGGAACAGAATTGATTTCGACACAGCTTGTTTCGTTGCGGGTAAAACGAGAAAAACCGGCATAATCGGCACAGGCGCTGCTCTTGCGAAGCAACCCCGCACCGAGACCGTGCTGTTGTCTCCACGTATGAATGAGGGCACAAGCGATGAAATTTTACAAGAAGAATCCACGTAAAATCACACAACAGAAATTGCGAGAGTTGCGCAAGAGGCTTGTTGAGTTCGGAGACCTCGGCGGTGTTGTTCACGACCTCAACAGCGACCAGGTCATTAGCGCTAATCAACGTGTCGCCGCGCTTGACCTGCAGCACGTTTCTCCCACCATCATCAAGGAATACCCACACCCCACGTCTACCGGAACGGTAGCAGTCGGGTATTTCGAGTCCGGGGGAGAGATGTTTTCATATCGCGCTGTCAGATGGACGCCGGAACAGTGCGCAAAGGCTAACCTTGTCGCCAATACCCACAGCGGCACGTGGGACGCCGATCTCCTGCGCGATATGGCAGACATTCTACCGACGGTCGGTATGGACAGGGACTGGCTAAACGAAATACGCGAGACGTCCGACAGCCTTGAGGCGCTTTTTAACGGCCTGGCAACCGATGACGGTGAAGCAAGCGAAACGGAGGATTTAGACGATGACTTCGAGGATCGCTTCGCGCCTCCATCGCCAGATAAGAAACGCGTTGCCCCTCCTGTGTCAGAGACCATTGCCGCTATGCAAGGGGAGATTGAGGATGATGGAAAGAAGCACATCGTCTACATCGTGCTGTCCGGCAAGGACTGGGTGAATTTCCAAACACTCAAACGGTATTGGGATGTCGCTTCCGATAAAGGCTTGATCACAAGGATGATGACAGAGTGCTTAAACTATATTTCGGCGAGTTCCTCCTAAGCCCATTTCCGCTGGAGCTTTCATACGGGAAGTGCGATTATGGGTGCGCGTACTGCTACCAGTACCTGCGCCGGTCCCATTTCCCCACTCACCTTGAGTTTTCGGGCACGCTTAACACAATTGTGCGTCCTGATCAATATTCCAACACAATCGCTCAGCTCATCACACGCGGTTATCCTATCGTAATTTCCAACCATACTGACCCGTTTTGCCCATCCAACCAGGAGTATACGCAAGCGATTGTCAGAGCTTGCATTGACTCAAACGTGCCGGTCTCTTTCCAGACTAAGACCGGCTCGTTTCTCCTCGACATCGCCGCTATGCTCCCACCGTCCGTCTTCGCCATTACGCTGACTACCCTTGACGAGAACATCAGGCAGGAGATCGAACCAGGCGCCCCATCGGTTGCATATCGCTTGGATTGTATCGAGAAACTCGCCGGTATGGGACACGGGGTTGTGGTGTATTGCATACCCTACATACCAGAATGTGTGCCGAACCCGGCGCACTATGTCTCGACGATCAAAAACGCCGGCGCTGAGGTCTTGTATACCGAATTGCTCCGTTTCCGTAATACACATATCAAAGCAACCAATAGGGATTCGCTGCCCCCATTGATCAAGAAATACTTTACTGCTAAGAGGCAAACCTTCACAGCGACGGAGTTGATCGCAGAGGCACAGGCAGCCGGTCTCATCACATACGGTTGTACCCAACCGACCCCATCTGGCTATCCCGATTTCGTGCGCCGCTACTACAACAAAACGTTCCCAACAATCAGTGATTTTATCAAGTATGCCTATGAGGCCGACGAGCAGCGCCGCGCTCAAGAGTCGCCAGATGAGGATGCCGATGTTTTCTATATCTTGTTTGAGGACTTCGCAGACTTTATGGCTCCGCTGTTTCCAGACGATGTGCGGGTGCGGGTAGACGATTATGCGCGCGTGATCATACGCAATAACGCTATCGTGAACAAATTCCCGCACCCAACCTGGGGAACATACCGCGATGTGCTTTACGCAGCCTGGAACCCGGCAATATCCCACTGCCGCCTGGACACTCATCCCTGCTTTGCTATGTTATGCGCTGAGTGGGACGGAGACCTTGTCAGGCTGCTAGACCACGACGGAAACAACATCTTCGTCTTCTCAAAGCGTCTTTTCGACTCGCATTTCTACGTCGTGGATGTTGACCATAATCTTTGGGAAAGGAGGTGATAAAAATGCCTTACGAAGGTCCGAAGTCGGCGCCGGCGCCCGAAGAGGCCGCTGCTCCTGCTGCTGCCGCCGAGACTGCAGCTCCTGCTGCTGCTCCTGCTCCTGCCCCTGCCCCAGCGGCTGGCGGAGCTAGAGGGGGGTTCTTTCGGCGTGCCCTCTCCCGTTTGGGGAGGCTCTTCAGGCGCTAAAGCCAAGCAGCGGTGGGCCTGCAACGTGCAGGAGCGACATTGCAGGCCCACATAACTAGATTTTTTTAAGGGGGTGTGATGGAGGCAGCCGATAGCAGCAAGAGCGGCAGGAAAAAAAACAGCCGGTTCACCACCAAACTCTTTCTCGAAGCCATCCCAGGGACAGGCGGTGTGATCGCGGCTATCGCCAAGCGAGTTGGGTGCTCTTGGATCACTGCCAGGCGTTTCATAGACGAGCATCCAACGGTTGCAGAAGCCTGGATGGATGAACGAAACAGAGTGAGCGATATGGCCGAAGCCAACATCATCAAGGCCATCAACGAGGGGGATCTTTCTACATCGCAATGGTGGTTGCGCGTGATGCGCTCTGATGTTTATGGTGACAAGGCAGGAGTGGGTGGGCAAGTCACGATACACCTCGTACACGAAAATTGGGATTGACGTTTATGCCAGCTTCAGGGAACCGCACGACAAGCAAAAAGAGATTTTCAGGAGCAACGCTAAGCGAAAAGTCGTGCGGGCCGGAAGACGTAGCGGCAAGACGACCATCGCTGCTTACATCGCAGCGTACCAGTTCTTGAACGGGAAACGCATCTTGTACGCGGTCCCGACCCAGGAACAGATTGACCGTTTCTGGTACGAGGTCAAGAGGACATTGGAGCAGCCGCTCTCGGCCGGCGTATTCTACAAAAATGAAACCCGCCACATTATCGAGAAAACCGGCAGCGAAGCCCGCATCCGCGCCAAGACCGCGTGGGACCCTGATACCCTCCGCGGCGACTACGCCGACTTGCTGATCCTGGACGAGTACCAGCAGATGGACGAGTCTGCTTGGACGCTCGTTGGAGCTCCGATGCTCTTGGATAACAACGGCGACGCTATCTTCATTTACACTCCCCCGTCTATACAAAGCATCGTGTACAGCCGGGCAAAAAACCCGCGCCACGCAGCCGATTTGTTCAAAAGAGCACAGAAGGACACAACCGGCCGCTGGGCCGCTTTTCACTTCACCAGCATGGACAACAAATATCTCAACCGTGAGGCTCTGGCGGAAGTCCAGCAGGATATGACGGATATAGCATACCGGCAAGAAATCCTCGCTGAGGATATTGAGGACAACCCAGGCGCGTTGTGGCGCAGAGAGTGGATCGATCACGTTACAGACCTGCCAGACCTGTCGCGCCTTGTCGTCGCTGTTGACCCGGCTGCAACCGCTGCCGGCGACGAGTGGGGTATAGTTGCGGTTGGCACATCTACCGTCGGCGACAAACAACATTTGTACGTGCTAGAGGACGCAAGCACACGGGCTTCGCCAGATGAAGCCGCCAGGGTAGCTATCGCTCTGTACAACAAGTTGCAGGCCGATAGGATTGTAGCGGAAGCCAACCAGGGCGGTGAAATGGTGACTCTCACATTCCGTACCGTTGATCCGACAGTTCCGGTTAAACTAGTTTACGCTTCACGCGGGAAGCACGTGAGGGCAGAACCAATTAGTGCCATATACCAACAAGGGCGCGCTCATCACGTGGGAAGTTTTTACCGGCTGGAAGATGAGTTGTGTCAATGGCAACCGGGTTCGTACAGCCCCAACCGCCTCGACGCGCTGGTGTGGGGAGCGACATTTCTGCTTGGACGTAGCAGTGGGGGGAGGGGAACGTAATGTCAGACGAAATCACATCCAAACAACCCCGTTTCACGTCGCCATCTCAAGCGATGTCGTCCTTTTTCCAGCGGTTATCGCGTTGGACAAAAGAGATGGTAATGTCTTGCCCGGCCTGGTCGCCGGACAATCGCTCGCGCGATCAGTGGATGCGCAGCTTTTGGAAACAAGAGCCACTCCTGTCCGGTGTTATCTCAAGCGTGGTCTCGATTGACAAAAACCGGGGCTGGCAAATCGTCGGCGGGAGAAACCAGGTGGCAAGGTACAACGCCATCCTGCGCAACGCCAACAACGGGGATGGGTGGCGGCAGTATATCAGCCAGCAAAGCGAGTCCTTTTGGACAACAGACATTGGTGCTATCTCCGAAGTGGGCAGGGTTGATGAAAGCGGCCCTCTGGCGGCTCTGTGGCACCTCGATAGCGCGCGGTGCAGGTTAACCGGTGACCCTGATTTCCCGCTTATATACTCCCCCCCTGGAAAACAGGAGCAGATGTGGCGCGCATCTGATTTCTTCCGTTCGGTGAGTATGCCCAGCAGCGACGAGGCATACAACGGGTTGGGGTATTGCGCCTTGAGCCGCGCGCTCGACTTGAGTATCATTATGGTTGCAGTCTACCGCCACGACCGCGAAATGTTGCAAGCTGCGCTCCAAAAGGGACTGCTCCTGCTGCAGGGGTGGGACGAAAATGACTGGGTGTCTGCAATGCAAACCAACGACGCCCAGCTTACAGAGCGGGAACGTGAGTATTATGCCGGCCTGACCGTTCTCTTTACCCAGAGCAGTATGGACGCAAAGCTCATCGCGCTGTCCCAGTTGCCGGAAAATTTCGATTTACAGACATTCACGTCTGTTCTGATGAACGGGTATGCGCTTTGCTTTGGCTTCGACCCTCGCGAGTTCTGGCCGGTGTCCGGCGGTGTGCTCGGTACAGGGCGAGAGACTGAAGTCCAGGCAGCGAAGGCCTCCAGTAAGGGTAACCTTGATTTTGCTCTGGCATTTCAGGATCACATTCAACGCCAGCTTCCAGCTAGCTTGCACTTCGAGTTTGAGCAGCGCGATGATTCCGGCCTGCTCTTGGAAGCGCAGGTCAAACAAGCCCAAGCCAGTGCCATAAACACGATGGCTTTTTCTCCCGTGCCAGGCGAGGAAACATTGTCTGCTGCAGAAAGACGCTATCTTCTGGCGGAGCTGAAGCTCATTCCTGACGTTTGGACACAGGAGGACGAACCTGTCACGGTTACAGACACGGATAACGCCGAGCGCGAACGCCTGCGCGAAAACGAACGGGTGCGGCGCGCGTGCGAGCTTTTCGCCGACGAGCCTATCGTTCGCTATTCCTGGCCTGGGGGCAGAGAGCAGGTGATTTGGAAACACGGAAGCGATGCCGCCAGACGTTACCACCACGTTAAGCGCAGCCTCCCAAACCAAGATATACATATCCCGTCTCTAGTCGAGCACGTCTGTCCCCTATGTGGAGCAGAGCAAGCATACGCCTACCAAGACCACAAGAATCTGCTGGTGTGTGCGCAATGCGAGCGAACGTATGATCCGGAGGTGGAGTGATGGGAGAGAATCTGTTTCCCCCTCTCGCCTTTTTTTCTCCTGGTAAGGCCAGGGCTGAGGAGCTGAAGCGGCGCCGATTACGTCGTGGTTTTCTTTTAAGACTCAAGTCACTACACGAAGTCGCGCGGGAAGCCAAAGCGCAGGGCGTCGAGAATATCCCAGAGGATGAATGGCTTGCTGCTCTGGAGAGCGACGATGCCGCTTGACTGGCACGCCGTCGTTGAGCAGTTCTCGAACGTGCAGCGGCTGGTTCACCTTGCTGCGCGGTATGATGCTGCGGATGTCGAGCAGATTAGACGCGAGTTGTTGCGCGCGCGGCGCGCTTCATACGAGCAGGAGCTTGAGATCCAGGCTGGGAATGTTGGTTGTGCAGGTCGGCGGGCTGGACTCAGGAATAACGAGACGTTGAGCAAGCTGAACGAAATGTCGCTCGCGGACGCGCAGAGCATCGTTAACACCTACAACTACTACCTGGCCAACGAGATCAAGCGCGCCAGACAGGATAACCCGCGGGGGAATCGCCATTACTACGCCGCGCGGATACGGCGTTTTGATGAGGAGTACTGGAAGTGGAAAGACGCTCAGATTGCCAATGTGACAGACAAGACCGCGCGCGCGCTTGCTCAACAGGAATTTTATCGGATGAACGCCAACGCCATCGGGTTTGCCATTCTTGAACCGAGGCAAGGCGTGTGTCCTGTGTGTGTGGGCTGGATCAATCGCGGTTTTGTCCCGCTGAGGGTTGCGTTAAACAACCCTCCCCCGTACCACGTTAACTGCCCGCATACTTGGGATATACGCCCCAAGCAGGTAGAGGATTGTGAGGCGCTATGGATGGGCGAATAGTGACCATAGATGGTGACAGTCTGATCAGGGTGGGTGGGATTCCCCTTTGTCGCCTGGTTGGTACGCGCTTGCTGTTTATGGACAAGAAGAACTGCAACCGCACTGTTGCCCGCGGCGGGCGTCTGGTGGATGTTGACACGTTGCAATTTATCGCTGACTTGACGGCCATTTTTGCAGAGCAAAACAAATGCGGCCCGTAAAGACCACGGGCCGCGTTTGTTTTTGGGGGTGCGCTTACCTCACCAACTCCCACCGGCTGAAACCGGTGGGGATATTGCCGTGCTTGGCAGCCAAGTTTTTTTCTGTATTTCTAACCCGCTAACATCTCCACAAATCCCTCTGCATCAAACCTGGCTAACCGGTTTGCAGCCAGGCTATTTCCGCCGATCGACAAGAAGTACTCTCTCAGCCGTTCGGAGAAATTGTGGTACACTTCCAAACCATACTCTCCCTGTCTATGACAAGAAGCGTATTCTGAGCGGTACAAATCGCCGTAGTATTCTTGCGTGCTCTTATGTTTGCGCAGGAGCACAGCCACTTTCTCGCGCGCCTCTGCATCAAACGGATTCACAGCGAGTGCACGGAGCAATTCTCCATACTCAGAATCTTGAATCTCACGCATTGTAAAATCTGTATTTCTGTACATTTCAATTCCCCTCCCGCGTGATTGGTCTGCGCTTACCTCACCAGCTCCCACCGGTCAAAGCCGGCGGGGAGCTTGCCGTGTTCGGCGGCCGCTTGGGCCACAGTCCAGCCAGCCCAGTCGTCTATCTCCCACCGGTCGAAGCCGGCGGGTAGCGTGCCGTTGGCGGCGGCCTCGTGGGCCACAGTCCAGCCGTAGGTGTCCGCCATCTCCCACAGGTCGAAACTGGCGGGGAGCTTGCCCATCTTGGCGGCCTCGTGGGCCACCGTCCACCCGTAGGTGTCCGCTAGCTCCCACAGGTCGAAATCCGGGGGGAGCTTGCCGCGGGCGGCGGCCACGTGGGCCACCGTCCGTCCACTTGCGTCTTCCAACTCCCACTGATCAAAATCGGGTGGGAGGTTTCCGTAGGCGGCGGCCACGTGGGCCACCGTTACACCGTTGCGGTCTGCCAGCTCCCACCGGTCGAAACCGGCGGGTAGCGTGCCGTGGGTGGCGGCCACGTGGGCCACCGTCCAGCCGCAGATGTCGGCAAGCTCCCACCGGTCGAAACCGGCGGGGAGCTTGCCGCGGGCGGCGGCCTCGAGGAGTCGCGCTGTAGCATCTGGTTGCCTGTCCATTTTTTCTCCTCCGCGTGATTGGTCTGCGCTTATCTCACCAACTCCCACCGGTCAAAGCCGGCTGGAAGGTTTCCGTATGCAGCGGCTACTTTTGCTACCGTTACACCGTTGCGGTCTGCCAGCTCCCACCGGTCGAAACCGGCGGGTAGCGTGCCGTGGGTGGCGGCCACGTGGGCCACCGTCTGTCCCAGGGCGTCAACCAACTCCCACCGGTCGAAACCGGCGGGGAGCTTGCCGCGGGAGGCGGCCTCGTGGGCCACAGTCCAGCCGCTGTGGCCGGCAGACAACTCCCACCGGTCGAAGCCGGCCGGGAGTTTTCTGTGGGCGGCGGCCTCGTGGGCCACAGTCCAGCCGTTCTCATTCGCTAGCTCCCACCGGCTGAAGCCGGTCGGGAGATTGCCGTGCCTGGCGGCCACGTGGGCCACCGTTACACCGTTGCGGTCTGCTAGCTCCCACCGGTCGAAGCCGGCGGGTAGCGTGCCGTGGGCGGCGGCCTCGTGGGCCACCGTCCAGCCGTCACGATCGGCTAACTCCCACCGGTTGAAATCTGGGGGGAGCTTGCTGCGCTTGGCGGCAACGTGGGCGACTGTCCAGCCCCACTGGTCGGCAAGCTCCCACTGGTTGAAGTCGGAGGGGAGGTAACCACTGGTGGCAGCCTCGTGGGCCACAGTCCAGCCGTTGCGGTTGGCAAGCTCCCACCGACTGAATCCATCTGGGAGTGTGCCGTGGGCAGCGGCTGCGACGAATCGCGCTGCGTCCATTTTCACCTCTGTACTACCAACTCCCACCGGTCAAAGCCGGCTGGAAGGTTTCCGTGGATGGCGGCCATTTTGGCAACCGTCACTCCGTTGCGGTCGGCTAGCTCCCACCGGTCGAAATCAGGTGGGAGGTCGCCGCGGGCAGCAGCGTAGTGGGCAACTGTACAGCCGCCGTGATCAGCAAGCTCCCACTGGTCAAAGCCATCGGGTAGCGTGCCGCTGGTGGCGGCTGCGTGGGCCACCGTCATTCCGTTGTGGTCGGCAAGCTCCCACCGACTGAATCCATCGGGGAGCTTGCCGTAGGCGGCGGCTGCGTGGGCCACAGTCCAGCCCCACTGGTCGGCAAGCTCCCACCGACTGAATCCATCGGGGAGCTTGCCGTGGGCAGCGTCTTCGATAAATCGCGCTGCGTCCATTTTCACCTCTGTACTACCAGCTCCCACCGGTCGAAACCGGTGGGGAGGCCGCTGCGGGCGGCGGCCACGTGGGCCACAGTCCACCCGTTGCGGTCGGCAAGCTCCCACCGGCTGAAGTCGGCTGGGAGCTTGCCGTGGGCGGCGGCCACGTGGGCCACCGTCTGTCCCAGGTCGTCAACCAACTCCCACCGGCTGAAACCGGTGGGGAGTGTTCCGTAGGTGGCGGCCACGTGGGCAACTGTGCGGCCGCAGTCGTCCACCAATTCCCACTGGTCGAAATCAGGTGGGAGGTCGCCGCGGGCGGCAGCCACGTGGGCCACCGTCCAGCCGCAGATGTCAGCTAGCTCCCACCGGTCGAAATCAGGTGGGAGGTCGCCGCGGGCGGCGGCCTCGTGGGCCACCGTCCATCTGCTAGGGCCGGCGGACAGCTTCCACCGGTCGAAATCAGGTGGGAGGTCGCCGCGGGCGGCGGCCTCGTGGGCCACAGTCCACCCCCAGGCATCCTCGAGATCCCACCGGTCAAAGCCGGCTGGAAGCGTACCGCGGGCGGCGGCCTCGTGGGCCACAGTCCACCCGTTGCGGTCGGCTAGCTCCCACAGGTCGAAATCCGGGGGGAGCTTGCCGTAGGCGGCGGCTGCGTGGGCCACCGTCCAGCCGTCCTCATAGGCTAACTCCCACCGGTCGAAACCGGCGGGGAGCTTGCCGCACTTGGCGGCTTCGAGGAGTCGCGCTGTAGCATCTGGTTGCCTGTCCATTTTGTCTCCTCCGCGTGGTCGGTATGCGCGGCCCACCAAATGCTGGTTGGAGGTTTCAGTGTTCGGCGGCCGCTTGGGCCACAGTCCAGCCGCTCTCGTCCACCAATTCCCACTGGTCGAAATCAGGTGGGAGGTTTCCGTTGGCGGCGGCCTCGTGGGCCACAGTCCAGCCGTCACGATCGGCTAACTCCCACCGGTCGAAATCCGGGGGGAGATTGCCGTGCTGGGCGGCCACGTGGGCCACCGTCCAGCCGCAGTCGTCCACCAACTCCCACCGGTCGAAATCCGGGGGGAGGTCGCCGCGGGAGGCGGCCACGTGGGCCACCGTCGAGCCGTAGGTATCCTCAAGCTCCCACCGGTCGAAATCAGGTGGGAGCTTGCCGCACTTGGTGGCCACGTGGGCCACCGTCCAGCCGCTAGGGCCGGCGGACAGCTCCCACCGGTCGAAATCAGGTGGAAGCTTGCCGTAGGCGGCAGCCTCGTGGGCAACCGTCCACCCGTTGCGGTCGGCAAGCTCCCACCGGTCGAAATTAGGTGGGAGCTTGCCGCACTTGGCGGCCACGTGGGCCACCGTCCAGCCGCAGATGTCAGCCAGCTCCCACCGGTCGAAACCCGGTGGGAGTAGGCCGTAGGCGGCGGCTGCGTGGGCCACCGTCCAGCCGTCCTCATAGGCTAACTCCCACCGGTCGAAACCGGCGGGGAGCTTGCCGCACTTGGCGGCTTCGATGAGTCGTGCTGTAGCATCTGGTTGCCTGTCCATTTTGTCTCCTCCGCGTGGTCGGTATGCGCGGCCCACCAAATGCTGGTTGAAGCCGGCGGGGGGGGGGTCAGTGTTCGGCGGCCGCTTGGGCCACAGTCCAGCCGCTTTCGTCCTCCAGCTCCCACCGGTCAAAATCAGGTGGGAGTAGGCCGTTGGCGGCGGCCTCGTGGGCCACCGTCCAGCCGTGGACGTCGGCAAGCTCCCACCGGTCAAAATCGGGTGGGAGCTTGCCGTTGGCGGCGGCCACGTGGGCCACCGTCCAGCCCCAGGCATCCTCAAGCTCCCACCGGTCGAAATCCGGGGGGAGCTTGCCGCGGGAGGCGGCCACGTGGGCTACCGTCCAGCCGTGGACGTCGGCAAGCTCCCACCGGTCGAAACCAGGTGGGAGTAGGCCGCAGGCTGCGGCCACGTGGGCCACCTTAACAGAAAAACCACTTGGCATTGGCACGTCCATCTCTTTTCCTCCTAATGAAGGTGGGGGATGGAGGCCATCCCCCACCTTCGTGGGCCACCGTTACAGTGTCAGTGTCAGTCCGCGCCGGACGAACTCCGCGCGGATCTGCTCATCTGAGAACACGGCCAGGGGGTTCTCAACAACCGTGTCCTCCGCCTGAGCCTCCGGCTGAGGCTGCTGAGTCCGAAATGAGCTCAGGATGTCGATCGCGGGTTGACGGAGCCGGAGTGCCCAGCCGCCTATTTCGTCCGTGGTGGCGTACTCCGTCGCCACCAGTTCTCCGTCTTGGGTCATCACGAACAACCGGTAATATTTTGTCTGGTACTTGCGTGAGCCGGCAACCGTGGCAACTAGAAACAGATGGTTGCCGACCTCGACCTCCACATCACCTCCGGGGATGAACTCCCCCTCGAAGGCGTACCCGTTGGTTCCGTTCGGATTAACGTCCGTGACCTGCTTTGCCCAGTGGCCGGAGAACCTGCTGTCGTAATGACCCAAAGCCTTCATCTTGCCAAAAAGCTCGCCCCTCAAGTTTATGATCTTCTTCATTTTATTTACCTCCTCATCCATCTTTATTTGTCTACATTTTATCACACTTTTTTCAATTTGTCAAGCATTTTTAAGAATTTCGCCAGATTTTTAAGAATTTCGGTTTCTGCATCTCACTCTCCCTTATCAAATTGTTGTCTACATTTTAGCATACTTTTCGCAATTTGTCAAGCATTTTTAAGAATTTCTCCAGATTTTTAAGAATTTCGGTTTCTGCATCCCCGAAACCCCTTGACAAATTGAGGAAAGTATGATATGATGATGAAAAATCGAACAGGGGCGCGGCCTCGGCCCCAGACGCGAGGCCAAATGACAACTAGAACTGGAGGTAGAAATGGAAACGGTAATGGTGAATGTAGGCCGGATAGTGTGGACGGGTTCGCGTGTTGACGATCAACGCAAGAACGTCGAGTTCGTGGCAGAAGTCTTGGGCCGCGACGAGGAGTACAGCGGTGACAACAGGGGCGTCACCCGCACATTGTACAGAGCGGATGACGGGAGGCTGGTCGTCCACTCGAACGCTTGGAGTCGGTTCCAGAATGAACCGACAGAGGAGTGGTTGGAATTGGTGACGGAGGATGACTTGTGTGTGGGGGGGCGGTTTGAAGACCTCGGGGATGCGTGCGGGTTCGGTCGCCCCCTCACGCTAGACGAAGCCCTGGCCCGCAGCTCAATGGCGTAGGAGTAGCTCGACTCGTTAGGCAAGAACCCCACACGCCCGCGTGTGGGGTTCTTGCCGCTTCGCATTTTGGCGCATTTTGCAGCGATTTCGTTGACTTTTGCAGCGTTTTATGGTATATTTTATGTTAGAGTCCACGAGACCGAGAAATACCTCGGTCTCGTTTTTTTTTGGAGGGGACAATGCAAATCGTATCAAGCGTCTTGGACTGGATTTCTCGCAAGGTCAAGAGCGTTGACACTTGGGACGGGAGTCCCTCCCGTTACGGTTCGACACAAGCCTACTGCAATGCCTGCTTGATCAACCTGAACGAAGCGGCCGGCAGGGAGAATCCAGATGACTGGACTCAGGAGTTATGTAAACTGCCGGTGCGTGAACCAGGTGAGACAGCTTATGTGCGCCAGGCCCTGACCGCGGCGGCAGCCGCTTTGGCAGGGGCGAGAACGCCAATGCAGAAACCAGATGATGTGTCAGCAGAGGATTGGCAAAGAGCACTGCAATCCGCAGCGCGCGAGCTGATCGGCGCATACGAACAGGCCGGCGATGTTGCGCCGGATAGCGTGTACGAGACCGCAGGTCTTGAACCGCCTGCGGAACGCAGTGCTATGGTTGCCAGGTTAAGCCGGGCGCTTGGTGAGAGTTCATCTTATCTCGTGAACGTCTACCGAACGCAGGATGACACATACGCATTGACGCTGAAGGATGGGCGGTTGCACCGTGTCTTTTTTGATGTTACCGGGGACGGCATTGTGACCAGAGAGGGGCAATTTGCCGAAATGGGCAATGAGTCTGAGCGGCGAAGAGCCGAAGGCAAGGTTGTTGTCAGGCGTCAGGCTGACGGTAAGTATCGCTGGTTCTCGCGCAGTTGCACCGCTGTCTTGAACCGGGTGGGCGAGATTGACTCGACTCGGTTATTCGATAATTTCGTCAATCGCGTCCAGGAGTACGGCTACCCCTATCGAACGTTCTTTCACCAGGGCAAGCGATTCAAAACCGGGCAGTGCGACTTTGTGGCGCGCGACGGTTATGTGTTGATCACGTCTGGGGTGTATGATGATACACCACTCGCCGCTGTTGAGATTGCGGCAGTGTGCCGCAACCCAGACAGGTGGGGAGAGAGTATCGGTTACAGACCTATCTCCAGGGAGCAACACGACATCGAGGGGATAGGTGTTCCGGTTTACACGGATGGTTATCTGGTTGAAATATCAACGTTGCCAGAGGATCAGGCGGCAGCGTTGTTTACACAAATAAATGTAGAGGAGGTAAATGGGATGGATCAAAAAGTAAGAGAGGCATTGGTTGCGCTTGCCCGCAGTGCTGGTTTGAGCGATGACGAGTTGGAAGCCTGGCTTGCGCAAGTCGAGGCTACCAACCGGCAGATTGCTGAGGCAGCGATAACGGCGCGTGCGGTGACCACGGGAGAGCCTGGGCAGGCAGGCGATACGGGTGGTGACAGCGATGGTGGGGCTGATGACGGTGAGGATGGGCTGGTGCAAATGGCCCGTGAGCTTGTAGCTCAGCGTGAGGCTCTGAACCAACTTGCCGAGCAGATGCGCAGCTTCATCACGGAGATCACGGCGCGCGTTGATGCTCTGGAAGCCGCCCAAAACAGACAAAGGCAAATCTATTTGAGCGACCTGCCAGCCCCCCAGGTTGAGGTATGGCGTCCGAAGGTCGCCCGCGATAGCGGTGATGCGCAGGAGAGCGCGGCAGAGCGCGCAAGGCGCATCCTGCAGGAGAAATTGACTAAGGAGGTGAAGAAATGACAATCTCCACGCGTGCTCTGACAACACCAGGTGATGAAGTTCGCCGAATGACGCTCAGCAATACGGCATCGCCGTTTGGTTGTTGCAACTTTTTTGACCAGTGCGCTGACTCAATTATGAGTTTGTATTACCGACCAGGTACACTGGGTTTGCTGGACTGGTTGGGCTGGAATGTGACGACGGATTGTTACCGCGTTGTTGACTTCATATCATATCTCCGTCCGGCTCCTCTGTTGAGTGGTTATTCTCCTGGCTACATCGCCAATCCGTGCAGCGACCCGTATGGCATCGAGTTTGGAAGCTGCTCACTGTCTGTTGATGATTTCGGGCGCTTTGGCCGTTCCGGCCCGACGCGCGATTTGTGGAAGCCGCAACGGTACTGCAAGACGAATCCGCGCAAGTTCTACGACGGCTCGCCGGTTGAGGATGAGCGAACGTGGGATTTGTTTTTCACGATGGATCAGGTGCTGAACGATATTCGGATTGCCCTGATCACGGGAAATGATTCCGTGGGAGGGCAATTCAACGGGCTGCAGCGTTGGGTACGCACCGGATATACTTGCTCAGCGCTTGACTCGTATGTTCTGGATTGGAACGGAAACAACCTGGACGGCACAGGCGGAGGGGCGATCACGCTCAACGGGAATCCGGTAGCATCAGGGTTTACGCTTGTAGACTGGTTGCTCGACCTGACACGCAACATCAGGCAACGCATCGCCTGGTCTCCTCTGCTCAACAATCAACAGATGAAGACAGGAGACGTAATCATTTTGTTGCCGTCGTTCGCAGCGCGCGGATTGCTTGATGAGTTTGCCTGTTGGTCGGTGTGCCCTGGTGCTCAATACGAAGAGGTGCAGAAAAATCTCGCTGACATTCGCGAGTTCCGTCAGTCGTTGAATGGCGGGCTGTTCGGAGATGGACAAATCAGCCTCGACGGTTATACCATTCCGCTCCTGGCATACGACTGGGGGCTGATCAACGGGCCGACAACTTGCGATATGTATGTGCTGACCGGCGCGGTCGGCAACCAGCGAATTTGGGAGGGCGAGTTCCTGGATGCCAACCAGGTGCTGGCCAGCCTGGGGGATCTGGCGGACAATCTGGCTTACATGCCGATGGATGGCGGTCGCTTCCTGATGGCGCTATCTGTGGAAAACTTGTGCAGTGCGGTCAAGATTTGGATGCGCAACCGCTTGTGGTGCCTTGCTCCCTGGGCACAGGTGAGAATCCAAGACGTCGTCGTGCGCACGCCTTCTGGCCCGCTCAGCCCTGATCCTCTAGAAACTAGCTTCTATCCGCAAACCAGTTTTACGCCTGCTGAGTGTCCATAACTCTGTGAATCACCGGCTGGCAAGCGCACTATTTTGGTGCGCTTGCCAGCTTGAGGCTAGAGGGGGAAGCCCTTTATGTTGACCGCGATAGTTCCATTCTGGCACGGACACAAGACTATCGCCCGCTTGTTAGACAGCTTACCAAGAGATATGCCGGTCATCATCGTTAACGATGCCGGCAGCAAACCTCCAGAGGTGCAGAATGGAAATGCGCAGGTCATAAACCTGCAGGAGAGAGGGTATTTTTCCGGCGCTTGTAATGTCGGTTTCGAGGCAGCCGGTGACAGCGATGTTGTGGTTATTAACCAGGATGTCTGGTTCACCAGTGAGCAGTGTTTTCACACTGCCAGCGCTTTTCTTGGACAGGGCAGTGCAGGATGTTATGGCGATGGAGTATTTAACAACCCCGCTTGGCCGACCGGCTACGTGCAGGGAACATTTATGGCCATTGCACGCCGGGCGCTGAATAAGATCGGCGGGTTCAATGCCCATCTTTTCCCCTTGTGGGGGGCAACGGCCGAGTGGCAGGTCAGGGCTTGTAGGAGCGGGTTTTCTGTTTCTCCTGTTACAGGCCTGTCCGGTCTCGTTCACGAGCCGCGCAGGCGCTTTGGGGCGGCTATAGAACGCGCTTTACGTGACGAGCCGGCAAAGAGGGATGTTTTTTTTCACACTCCACCGCTTGTATCTGTTATCGTACCGCTGTACAATTACGGTCGTTATCTCAAACAGGCCCTTGAAAGCCTGATGGCACAAACATTCCAGGCGTTTGAGGTCGTAATTGTTGATGACGCAAGCACCGACGGGAGTGGTGACATCGCTGACAGTTTTGCCGATCACCGGCACGGGATAAGAGTAATCCATCACAGCAAAAACCGCGGCACGGCCGCTGCTAACAACACCGGCATTGAAGCTGCCTACGGGGAGTACATTACAATCCTCAGTGCGGACGACTGGTATCAACCGGAACGTCTGGCAAAAATGTATGAAGCGGCGATAAGCAACCCCGGCCGGGTAATCTGCGACGACATCGTTTTCTGCACCGACGGGCACAGAAAGACGGTTCGGATGGAAGCGGTTGAACGCGAGCTGCTTTTTCTTGCGCACCAGAACACGATGCACGCCGGCATTATGTTCAAACGCCGCTGGTGGAAAGAAGTCGGAGGATACCCAGAGGTGATGAGCGATGGGCGAGAGGACTGGGCCTTTAACATTGCTCTCGCTCGCGCAGGATATGCCGGCAAGCATCTTGACTACGCAGGGTATTGCTACCGCAGGGAAGGTCAAAACAGAACCACGAGACGTGGTACACCGCGCTGGCAGTTCCTCGAAAGTATAAAGGCATTATATCCTGAGTTATACACAAGATCTGGTGATGGAGGTGATTCAATGGCTTGCGCTGGATGTGGCAGAAAGAGGGTGAGGATTCAAACCGATGTCTACGGTGTAAAAACGAAAGTGCCGGACGTTGACAGTTCGAGTACGCTGATGGAATACACCGGCAACTCAGTTGGGGCAGCTACCTGGATCGGCAAGGTGTCTGGCCGGTCCTATAAAGCAGGCCTGACAGGTCGTTATCGTCTGGTCGCTGTAGACACCAGGGATGTACCGGGCTTGCTTGCAACCGGTGTTTTTCGTGTCGTTTCGCGTGATATTCCGAACGAATTACGCGAAGAGAAACCGGTTCAGGTGCAGGTTGACAATGTTAACAACGTTGTTATCGAGGAGCGGAAACGCCGCCCCCGTCGGGCCAGGAACGCGAGTGACGACGCGCGGGGAGAAGCTGATGATGAGTGATGCACTGGCTTCAGTTTTGATCATCGCGCTAGCTGCCTATCGCCTGTCCTCACTGGTAGCACTGGACGATGGGCCGTTTTACGTTTTCCGGCGCATACGGATTGCGCTAGAAACGGCTGCGGAGAAACATCCCTTCTGGGATATGTTCGCGGATGGGTGGCATTGTCGCTTCTGCACCGGGGTATGGTTTTCTGTCTTGTTGGGCCTGGCCTGGTACTGTTCGCCGTCACCGGATATACACGTCCTGATTATGCTTATCGCTGCAGCCGGAGTGCAAGAGCTTCTGACTCACTATGGCAGGTGACAATGACAGTTGTTTCGGTGTCAAGCGGTATAGACGAGACTCAGGCTGTATTGCTCGCGCAGTACGCCCAATTTGTTGGAGCGTGCGAGTGCGCCTTTTGGGGAGTCCGCAACGACAAGGACAACTGCTACGGCAAGGATACCGGAATCTGGACGTTTCACGAGCGATGGCTTGTACAACGATACCTGGCTGAGGCACAGAGTGAGATTGAGGACGTGCTGGGGTATCCTGTAGGAAACAGGTGGTTTACCGAAACGCACGTTATGCATCCCGCCCGCTACGTCCATACCGTTGTAACTCGCCAGGCGCGCTTGATTGAGCTTGGCACAAAACGCCTGACGTTGTTGGCGGATGATGTACCGCTCGACTACAACACCGATCCGGCAATTGCAATTGTACCATATAGCCCAGAGGTTTCAGAAGACAGTATCGTGGTATGCCATCAGGGCACCAAGATTACAATTGTGCCATCAGATATTTACATCAGCAGCGCATTTTTTGTGATAGAAATTCCACGTTGCCGACTGGTTGTAGCGGAGTATCAGAACAATCCACCGGATGGCCTGGATTACGACGACGATACGTTTTTTGCCGGTTCAGTTGACGTTTATGCGTGCAGTACGGACACATCCAAGCGGGCGACTATGCTGTGTATCGGCGCCTGCGGTCAAAGGACGGAGGATGTGACGAGAATCTGGATTCAAAACGGGCAGATGGGGATCGTTCAATTTGTGTCGCTTAGCTGTTGTGACCGCGGTCAGTTAACGTTAAACTACCGCGCTGGCAGTGCTCCATCCCTACAGGAGCAGGATGCAATCATCAGGCTGGCGCACTCAAAGATGCCCGACCCGCCGTGTTCGTATGGCGGGCAGATTACAGAGCTTTGGAAGCGTGACCGGAATATACCGGAAATTCTGACGCGTGAACGTTTGAACTGTCAGTTTGGGATCAGCGACGGCGCCTGGATTGCCTGGCAATTTGCCCAGGCGATGCGCCAGGCTAGAGCGTGTAACTTGTAGGCTGAGATGGGCGTTTCGATTCAACTCAAGCAGATAAAGCCGCATAAGTTATCGTCAAGAGCTGTGCGCGCGAGAGTCTTGAACGCGCTGACGGCGGAGGGAAAATCTGTTGTTGGTGAATATAACAAAACCATTGCAACCTGGCGCGGCAGTAAGCCTCGCTTCGAGTATCTTGTGGGATACAAGGGAGGCGAGTTAACTGTAGTGGTTGGGCCAACCGGGGATGAAAAGGGCGTCAAAAAGTGGATCTGGCTCGACGAGGGCACAAAGGTTCGCTGGGCTGTGATGTCCCGTGATTGGGAGAGCAAAACAAACCCCGGTTGGTATGGCAGTGGGCCAGGAGCTGGCCGCGTTGTAATCGCCGGTAAACGAGCGATGATGGCGCGCGGTATCCCGCCGCGGCCTGGCATTGAAGCACGGAGGTGGACACAGCTAATCGCCAAGCGACGCAAGAGCAAGTTCGTGAAGGCGATTTTGCAGGCTGTCCGCGCAGGACTTGAACAAAGAGCATAGGAGGTGAAAGATGGGAATTATCGAAGGTTCGACCGCTGCACTGTTTGTGCAAGATGATCCGACCGAGGCTTTTGATGTTCTAACGTGTGTCGGTATCGAGAACATCACCATCCCGCGCGGGGATGTGACGGTAATGTACAGCCCGGGCGCGGTCAGCGGGCAGTACCAATCTGATGGTGTCATTGTCGGCGAGGCGGGAGCTGCCACCCTACCGCTTACGCGCCCGCTTGAGAGTGTGTACAACTGGCTTCTAGAGGCGGCCTGCCCGGCCACGTACCGCGTGAACTGGGCGTGCTCCGGAACGCCGCGCAACCTGGTGACAAACTACCAGGTTGCTATGTTTCTGATGGACGGCGTGTTTACGGAGAGCGCAATCGAAAGCGCGGCAGCGCTACAGCCGGATGAGAATGGTAGGGTGAACACCACCGGACAAATCAGCGCGGCTTCAGCGTTCGTGCTGTACAAGTTGACCGGAAACCGGCTCTCTCTGTCCGCAACGTATAATATCAACGGGATTGACTTTCTCTCGCGCACCTGCGCTGGAGATTGTACAGCGGCTATACGGCTCGGAGAGTATGGTTATGTGGTGATGGATTCTGACTATACGCACCCGTCCAATCCAATCGTGTACTATACTGATGATAGTGGCGCAAATTGGACAGGTACATCAGCGAATCCGTTCACTCAAGCAACGCGTGATGCGACAGATGTCAAGACGGTCATCACTGCTTCCGGTCACCGTGTTATTGTGAGCGGAGGTGCTGTGACGGGGCAACCGGCTGTTATTTCGTATAGCGATAACGAAGGTACTTCCTGGACAGAGGTTACCGTTCACAGTACAACGGGCATTTCTATCAACCGTCTGGGGTGGGATACACGGATGCGGCTGTACGCAGTCGCTTCTGGGGGGCGAGTGTATCGCTCGGCAGACGTGGGCAACTCTTGGGTGGTGTTAACCAATGGGACGGTGACTGCTCAGAACCTGTGGGACATCGCTTTCTACAGCGATCGTACAGGATATGCGGTTGGGGACTCCAATGCGGTGATCCGCACCACCGACGGCGGTTCTACCTGGTCTGCTTTGACCGGGCCGGCAGGGGGAGTGAATTTGCTCACCGCAGCAGTGAACCGGTATGGTCACGTCTTTGTTGGAGCGAACAATGGAGCAGTATATCGGTCGGTAGACCAGGGCACGACCTGGGAAACGATCGCAGATTTTGGCAGTGGCAATGTGGCTCAGATTCGCTTCGATCCGCAGAATCGCTACGTAGGATACCTGGTTTATAACGTCTCTGGTTCTGCCACAGTTTACCGCACAGAGGATGGCGGCTCAACTTGGTTAGCCTCAGAAATTGGGATGCGCACGCCTGCAAATGCCGGCATTTACGCGATTGCGGTCTGTGACGCAAACTTAATGTATGCAGCTGGGGATGTTTCTGTTACCTCCTATGTCGCAAAATTCAACAGACAAGCGAGGTAAAAATGGAACGAGAAATCGTATTGAGCAACGGGGTGCGCCTACGGGTGCGCCCCGTTCCCCCGCACGTTTACCTGGTTTTTCGCGGCCAGGTACACGCCGCGCTTCCTCCTGAACCCCAACCCCCAACCGTCGAATTCACAACTAAAGCCGGTCACAAAGAGAGAACTGTTGCACCAGAGGACGATCCTGCCTGGGAGCAATACCTCGCTTCTCACGCGCAGTGGGAGGAACAGCAACGGATCGCGCTAGAGCGAGCAAATGATGCCTGGAACTCACTTATTCGTGACTACGCTGTTGTGGCCTGGCAATTTCCTGGGGGGGACTGGTTACAAGAGCCACCGGCAGACTGGCGGTATCCTGATGCTCTGACGCGGGCTGGCTTGTCCCCGTCTGAGAATCTGCGCGCTGAGTATATTGCTCTTGAACTGCTGACGACGCCGCGTGACATCGCGGCGTTGCTAGATGTAATCGAATCTGAAACGGTGTTGCGAGAGGAGGAGATTGTGGCCGCTGAGGCCGGATTTCGGGGACGACATAAATCGGCTGGCAAGGCCGCCGGGGGCAGGAATACCCCGAACGAGGATACACGAGGAGATGGAAGCGGCGCGCGCGTGGGGGCTAACGCCGGATTCCTGGTACGCCTGTTCACGCGCCGCGCGCGCGATGATGGTAGCGTATGAGAGAGCACGAGGGCGTATAGAGTATGCGTTGTCTAGGGGTAGATGATGTAGTATGGAACGAATAGGCGTTGAGGCGATATGGCGCGATGCCGGTTTTGAAGCCGGAATCAAGCGTTACAACAACGCGCTTGAACAGGCAGAGAGAGCTATCAAATGTACAGAGTACGCGCTGAAAAGATATAAAGACAACCTTGAGGAGGTTGAGGAGAAGGAAGACCGCAAAACCCGCAGTGGCTTATCGCTCATCCAATCGTTCGCGGACATAAAAGGTGTGGTGGATATAGCAACTGGGGTGCTCGGTCGTTTCGCCGGTTATCTGAACCAGGTCTTTCAAGCTGCTGCAGAGGGAGCGCAACAGATACGTTCTGCGCGGGCTTTTTATACACTGGTAGGCGGAGTAGAGGAAGCACGTGCAGTGTTAGAGAAGTTGCGAGAAGCGACGAATGGTGCTGTATCTGACCAGGGCTTGATGGAACAAGCGACGATGCTGTTGTCGCTACGTGTCGCTCGTACATCAGAGGAACTGGCAACGGCTGCGCGTAGTATTACCGCGGTAGGTGGAGCTATTAAGGGGCTGTCGGCTGAGCGGGCTATTATGAGCTTTGTTCTGCTGACATCAAATTTTGAGGCCTCGAAAGCGCGCCTGGACGATTTCGGCTTAACATTGGCAGATGTTAAGCCGAAGATAGACGCGTATGTGGCATCCGGTATGGCGATGCAAGAAGCCATCAGGGTTTCGCTTCTTGAGGCTGTCAACGAAAAATTCGAGCAGCTTGGTGGGGGAGCCGTAGATGCTGCCACACAGTTTGGGCGTCTGCGGGCACAACAGGAGAACTTGAGCAACGGGTTGAAACAAGCTCTCGCACCTGCAACCGCTGCGTTGATCGAGGGATTTTTGCATCTTACGCAAGTGGATGTCGCCGGATTCTTCGCACTAGTGGAAGAATCAGCAGCGCGTGTGGCAGGTGTTCTTCACGGTTTAAGCGCGATGGTTTCCCGCGTTTATGAGATGACGCAACCTATAGAACTGATTAAACTCGGAGCTAGTGTCAAGACTGGGGATATGACACAAGCACTTGAACCGCTGCGGGCATATACCGAAGCTTTTATGGAGACGTACAATCGTGCGCACGAACTGAGCGAACAAACGAACCAGGTAGCCGAGGGAGCTGGAGTGCTCGGTCGTGCTTTTGACGATGCATCTGAGTCAACTTGGAACGCAGCCGAAGCTACATCACAATACACCAAGCGGTTAGTGGACTTGCAGACGCGTGGCTTGGAGCAACTGGTCGAGATGTCCATACAGGCAGGGAGGCAGCGAGAGGATGATGCTCTTGCACGTGCGCGTAGGCTTGAAGACCTTGAACGAAACCTTGCTCAACGCAGAGCACAGATTGTTGCGCAATCTGGCGATCGTATGCAAGCGATTGAACGGCAATACACACAATCTATCTCGCAGGCCCAGCAACAGTATAATGACAATATGCAACGCGCTCAACAGGATTACGCGCGTCGTCTAGAGAACATTGAATATCAACATCAGGAGAGGATGCGCCAGATACGAGAACGCTTTGATATATCGTTCCAAGACGCGGTGCGGCGGCGGGATGCGCTGGCATTAGTGGAGGCCATCAGAACGCGCCAGAGGGAAGAACAAAACGCACAAGGCGAACGTGACAGACAAAGAGCAGAAGCAGCGGCAGATTACCAGCGGCAGCAAGCCGAACAAGCCGTCGCATTGCAACGCGCGCGGGAGACGGCAAGGGCGGCGCGTGAACAGCAACTGGCCGACCTGCGAGCAAACCTTGAGCAACAGAACGCAGCGATTGAGGCTGACCGTGAACGGCAACTGGCCGAAATGCAACTTGCTGAAGAGCGACAGAGGCAAGACCGTGAAATTGCCAACCGCCGCAAGCTAGAGGATATGCAGCGGCAGTTTGTGTTGGAGAGAGCACAGGCTGATGCAGCATATCTCGGACAAGAGGAGGCTTATCGCGCGCATCTGATGCGGATGCTCACGCTTACCGATCAATTCATTCCGCGGATATACAGGCGCATCCCTGCACCGGGTGGAGGAGTAATGCCGGTTGGACACAGCGGAATACCTGGCTTCGCTGAGGGTGGGGCGATGATCGTAACTCGCCCAACTCTTGCACGCTTTGGCGAGGCCGGAGCAGAACTTGTGTCGGCTATCCCGCTAAGCGGAGGGAAAATGCGTCACGATGTTAGTGGGACAATCACAGCTCAGATGGCCGGATTGTCCGGGCAGCTTACCGCCGCTGTACAAGCTGCGGTAATTGAGGCGTTCCGTGAGGTGGTGCGGTGATCATAGAAATTGCTGGAAAACCTGCGGTGCTATCGCCACGCTCTGTCAACTGGGAAAGTCCAGCTATTGTGGCCCGCACGGCATCTGGCGCGCCTGTTATCGGCAGGTTCTGGAAATGTTCGCTGAGCATAGACCTGCCGATATCGATCCGTCGCATTTCGTTCTACGAGTGGTGCAGGTTACGAAATGGCGAACAATATACATTTACCCTGCCTCACCCAGTGACTGGCGAACCGACAGAATTTACCGCTTACCTGGATGAAGCGACCGGGAGAATGGACACTCGTGGGCCAGAACCTGTGATGGTCGGCTTTGACATATCGCTTAGCCGGATTGAGGTGAGCTGATGGCGGCACGTGCACTAACGGCCAACGAGCTTTTTTTGCTTCGTCAGAAACAGCAGTCTTGCTTGCTGTATCTGGCGGTGCTCACCCCTGCGATTGTATGCAAAGCGAGAGTGGCGAGCACTCCGACAAGCAATGACCGCATTGCCCAGCTAACCTACCACCAGGCCGACTTGGGATGGAGCAATACGCTTGCCGATCAGACGGTTTATGTTGGCACGTTGGATGGCAGCTATGATGTTGGAATGGCACGCTTGCGTGCCCCCCTGACCGGACAGAGTGGCACAATGAAGATCGCGGAAACGTCAGATGTGCAATTTGCAGCCGACCAGTACATTACTATCGTGAACGAATTCGCTCCCTGGCCTCGGCATATTCGCATAGATGACGAAGGTAAAATCTATATGGATCACGATGTGGCATACAGCGACCAGCACACAGTGTGCGCGCCTGTGCCTGTGTTGGGACCGCCATCTGTTGTTTGGCTCACTGGTGCAACCGTGACCGTCAGTTTTGATGCCTCACGCTCTTGGGTAATAGGAAGCACCATAGCATCCTATTCCTGGGATGCACCGGGCGCAAGCAGCACAAGCGGGATGAACACTGCTACACCGACAATTGTGTATGACACAACCGGGACGTTTCGTGTCTCCTGCACGGTCACAGCGGCTTCGGGTGGTACGTTCACCGGATACAGGTGGGTCTTTGTGTACAGTGATGAATATCCACCGACAACCGCTTTTGTGCTTGAAAGTTGTGACGGAGACAGGAGTAACGGCGGGTGGACTGCCCGCATCACGGCTTACGATGAAGCGACGCGCGATGAAATTCGTGACCGCGCTATGGTTGTTGTTTTCGCGCGCGATGTGTATGGCAGCACAGCAAAGAGCATTGGGCCGATTAGCGGGCGTGAGAACATTGTCTTTGTGGGATGGGTAGCAGGGGAGACGATCAATTATGATACCGAGAGCGGTTCGGTAACGTTTGAGGTGTATGGACTAACTATTGGCTTGCCCAGATGATGGGCTTCCCATCCGGCATTGAGGATGTAAGCGATGTACCAGATAGCTGGGCTGAGTTCAGTGACCTGACGGTAGACCGCGGCTTGTGGCATTTTCTCCACTGGCGAACCACGCTGACGCGATTTACGGATTGTTTCCTGACCGGTGACACACGACAGATACGGGTCTTTGATGCTCCGATTGGAACGCTGTGGGAGCAAATCACGAGAGTGGCGCGCGAGACCATATTGGCGACAGCTTGTTGTGACCGTTACGGAGCATTATATGTTGAGATAGATACTCAACTATTACCCGTAGCGAGCCGCGGAGACATTCCGGTCGTGATGGAACTGACGGATGATGATTGGGAAAACGCGATGGAAATCCGACGCGAAACAGTGTCGGACGTAGCGATGGTAGACCTGTCAGGAGTAGCATATCAAGATGGAGAAGCGCAGGCCTTATTCTCTCTAGCATTAGGACATATCCCCGCTCGTTATGGAAATATAAGGCGCTATGACCGGTTAGCCCTGTCTAGCCAGGCGCAATCCAATGCTCTGGCAGGCCTGGTTTTTGCCGATGAAGCGAACTTGTATCCGTTGTTTGACATCCGGCTGGCCTCGAACAATCGCGCTTTCGACATTGCTCCAAATCAATATGTTGCGCTGACAATCGAGGGGTCTGACACCGTGAGGGGGATTACTTTACCGGACGCCAGGCTTATACCGCGCCGAGTGTCGCTTAAACACAATGCGAATGACGGCGTGCTGCTCGCTTCGATAGGATGCGAGCTTGAGACGACCGGGGAAGGGCTGGGTATTGACGGAGACCCGCCGCCTGAGCCGCCGCCTCCCACGTCTATACCGCCGCCTCCCCCGCCGCCGGATCCACCGGCGCCGATTATCGAGCCTAAGGTTGGAGCGTTTATCATAAACCGGAATCAGATTGCCGTGACATACGCGCTAGATACCGAGACGCCGGTCTGGTATAACGCAGACCCAAACAACGATATGTTGGGCGACGTCACAACGCGCAGGTTTCACTCTATGGACGTATGGAACAACAAAGCGTACGTAACCACGTGGGACACAGCGGCGTCGCCGGACTTGGATACGATTGGCTTGTGGTGTTGCGACGATGTGAGCGCGATCCAGAATTGGACAAGCGGAAAAGTATGGAAGCTGTTGGTCTCATCATCTAATGCTAGCGCGGTGTCAAACGCCTATCAATTCGGCGCTGTACTGATAGACCGCGAAACATATCAGGTTTGTGCACCGTTGCACGGTAACATTATGTTTGAATCTGAACAGAGCGGCGCATATATCATCAGCGGTTCGTCTGTTAACTTTTGTTTGTTCGCGCACCGCAACAACAACCCATCGGAAAAACCGTTCCGCGTTCCAGATAGTCTTAACTGGAACTGCGTAGCGAGAGTCGGTGGGGTGTGGAAGGTAGGTGGACAGGTAGAGGCCACTCCTCCTCGCTCGGCATACCAGGTTGGAGATGGAAGCGGCTCCTTTTCGTTCGTCTTACTTGCCAACTCTACGTACCCGCAAGGTATGATTTCAACTGTCCCAGGTATAAGCGACCAATATGTGTTGAACAACAAGGACTGGGACTCCGAAATATTCCGGTGGGGTAACCTTGACACCCCCTGGGATGATGGAATAATAGGAAACTATGGATTCAGCGTAGCATCTGATGGAGAAACATATCTGACACTCCGTGCAGATTACGATCTTTATCTTGCCCAGTCGAAAGCGACGGCAGTTGAAATAGGAACAGCCGAAAGTGCAACATCAGGTTTTGGAGACACCGGCGCTCTTGGGGCCTTAGGTGTCTTCTATCCTAAGGACGATCGGTATGTGGCCTGGGTGCGGGGAAGCTCTAGAGCTAGCATAACGGGCAAGCGCATTGTTATTGTGTGTGATCTAGAAGAAATGACCTGGAGTGATAAAACCGGAAATCTGGGGAGCGTTTTCACAGACTGGAGCGGCTTCACGAACAACTCGGTCGGCAATACGCACATCAGGACTTTTTTGGTATGAGCTTCAACGACGTTCGGCGGCAATTTCAAGAGATGATGGACAGAAAAGCAGACGTGCTTTTCACTGTACCTGGCCTTTTGGGGCGCATATCCGATCGCGCTGTTGCCATACCGACCCGCCCAGGTTACGTGTACGTACGCATTGGGCACGAAGAGACGGAGGGGCAGGCCAGGAACAAGCGCGTTCCGAATCGCTACGATTTACCGGTCGTTCTGGGGTACGACGGCATCACAGATGAATTTCAGGTGCTGGCGATCAGACAGGAAACGTACCTGGCAGCCGGTTTTGATGTCGTGCCGGAGATTGCGCCACATCACGAGACGCACGAATTCCCAGGCGTCGGTACGGGAGACGGTAGCGATTTGGTTTACGTTCACCATCGCCAGATACGGGGGCTGAGGATATACGCCAGCGGAACGTATCTGGTGAGCAATGAACCCGGACACGCTATCGTTTGGGGATACCCGATGTGGATTACGTCCCAAACACTCGATTTGACGAGCTATGTTCCGACGTCGGGAATCAATGCCCGCTTTGTGCTGATCTATCTCGATGCCAATGGAGATTTAAAGGCACGCGCGGGGAACATTGTGTCTGTCGAGGCCATTCAGATTGCCGATGCTCCTGCCCCTACAACGAGCGAAATACCGCTTGCCTGGGTATTGCTATATCGAGGCCAGGCGGCTATTTCGGATGACAGAACAGAGCAGAACATCTACGACTTGCGTTACGTGAACTTCGCTAAGGCTTCAGGCGGAATCACGGCGCACAACATCATCAGCTCCGCTCACACTGACACGGC